AATTGAGCCTGTTCAGGATTCTGTGTAAATACCTTTTCTCAGAAGTGGCCGTCCAGGCGGTCACCGAACTCGATAATAAAGCGGCTCATTGCCATACGCCAGTCCCGCAGTGGCATCGTCCATTTCTGTGAAGCCGCCTGGATTGCCAGCCACACCACTTTTTTCACCGAGTCGTCTGTCGGGAACACTTTACGCTTTTTGATCGCATGGCGGATCACGCTGTTTAGCGACTCGATGGCATTCGTCGTATAGATCACTTTGCGGATGTCCGTTGGATAAGCGAAGAACGTGGCAAGATTCGGCCAGTTAGCCTGCCAGCTTCGGCTTATCTGAGGATAGCGACAGTCCCAGGCCGCAGCGAACGCTTCCAGTGCCTGCTGGCCTGCCTCTTCCGTGGGAGCCTGATAAATCGCTTTCAGGTCGCGAGTGACGGCTTTGTAGTCCTTCCATGACACGAAGCGCAGGCTGTTGCGCACCATATGCACGATGCATAACTGGATGCGGGCCTTCGGATATACTGTGTTGATGGCATCCGGGAAGCCTTTCAGGCCATCCACACAGGCGATGAGGATATCGTTCAGACCGCGGTTTTTCAGTTCAGTCAGCACATTGAGCCAGAACTTCGCCCCTTCATTTTCGGCCAGCCACATACCCAGCAGTTCTTTCTGACCTTCGATATTGATGCCCAGTGCCAGGAACACCGATTTGTTGATGACGCGACTGTCCTGCCGAACTTTCAGGACGATACAGTCAAGATAAACAATGGGGTAAACAGCATCCAGTGGTCGGTTTTGCCATTCTACAACCTGCTCCATCACGGCATCGGTAACCTTTGATATCAGTGCCGGTGAAACATCTGCGTCATACAGTTCTTTGAACGCAGCAGCTATCTCACGGGTGGTCATCCCTTTGGCATACAACGAGAGGATCTGGTTATCCATCCCGGTAATACGGGTCTGATTTTTCTTTACCAGTTGTGGTTCGAAGGTACCGTCACGATCGCGCGGAGTACGCAGTTCCAGTGGACCGTCGCCTGTGATAACGGTCTTTGTGGAAAAACCGTTGCGGGAGTTAGCTCCTGGTCTGGACTGATTTTTCTCATACCCAAGATGGTGTGTCATCTCTGCATTGAGAGCGGCTTCAACGCTGAGCTTTTTCAGCAGCCGATCAAACTGACTGAGGTCTTCAGGGGTTTTGAGGTTTTTGGCCAGTTCGTTAGCCAGAGCCTGTAACTGTTTTTCGTCCATAAATTAACCTTCATTTGATGCTGGATTGAACATATCAAAATCAGGCAATTACACAAATCTATGTACAGGCTCCTTTGCACCAGTAACTCTCCCTTTCCCTCGTCACGCTATTCACGCAATTTAAGGACTTACATGAATCACTTGATGGTTGACCTTGAAACAATGGGCAACGGGCCATACGCGCCAGTTATTTCTATTGGGGCGGTATTCTTTGACCCGAATACCGGAGAAACAGGAGAAGAGTTCTCGGTAAATATCTCGCTTGAGTCATCAATGCGATATCGGGCGCGTCCTGACGCTTCAACGATTTTATGGTGGCTGGAACAGAGTGAAGAAGCCAGAAAATCGCTAACCAGCAACACTCAGGAGCTTTCAACGGCTCTTTCATGGTTATCTGAATTCATCATAAAGAACGCCAACCACAAACTCGTTCAGGTTTGGGGGAATGGAGCATCATTTGACTGCGTTATTCTCCGCAACAGTTATTCGCTGACAGGGCAGCCAGTTCCGTGGCAGTGGTGGAATGACCGCGACGTAAGAACAATCGTCGAACTTGGGAAGGTAATAGGATTCGATCCTAAGCGAGATATGCCATTCAAAGGAACTCGCCACAACGCGCTTGATGATGCCATCCACCAAGCCAAATACGTTTCAGCGATCTGGAAAAAGTTAGCTAAATAATCAACAGGAGAAAACCATGCCAGCGCCTCTATATGGTGCGGACGACCCGCGCCGCTGTTCCGGCAATTCCATATCGGAGGTGCTGGATAAATTCAGAAAAAACTACGATCGAATAATGTCTCTACCGCAGGAAACGAAAGAGGAAAAGGAATTTCGCCACTGTATATGGCTTGCAGAGAAAGAAGAACGCGAGCGAATTTACCAGACATCAATCCGACCATTCCGCAAAGCCACATATACCCACTTCCCTGAAATTGACCCGCGCCTGCGTAATTACCGCTCACGCTATGGCGCTATCAGTAATGACTGAGGAATTAACAATGAAAACAATGAAGCTAAACATCGACCTCGGAAAATACGTTATTACCGGAACCAAACACGACCTGATTCTTAGTGAAAGAGGAATTATCAAAGAAGGTGAGAATGCAGGGAAAGAAACACTAAACCGTATCGGTTATTACAGCAAGTTTGAGCATCTGGTCAAAGAGTTATGCAACCGTGAAATCCTGTTATCTCAGGCGCAGACGCTACAGGATATTCAGCAACATATCGAAACTTTAGGTATGTCACTTAGCATGGCTATTGACCAGTTCGTGGAGAGTAAATCATGAGAGGACTTGCATACAATCCCGGCATTCTTCCGGCAGAAATGATTATTCGCCAACGCGTAAAGCCAATGCCATCGAGAGAGGAATTGCTTAAGAGAAATTCTTTTCCGTCAGTAAATCAAAACAAATATCTGAATGCGATGTGGCGGAGTGGGAAGAAATGAAACAAATGACACTAATTGAGATGGATGGCTTTCTGAAAGGCAAATGTATCCCGGGCGATTTAAAGGTCAACGAAACAAACGCTGAATACCTGGTGCGTAAGTTCGGTGAACTTGAATCAAAACTAGAAACGGCGTTGCGGGAGTGTCGTTCTGCTGGAATCACGATTGATAACCTTGAGGCCAAGTGCGAGGCGCTGGCTGCTGAGAATGTGGGGCTTAACAAGTTCATCAAAGATGATTGCTGGATTTGGGATGACAAAAGTGAAGAGTATTTCGACGCTGCTGACTGTATGCCAGAAACCCCAGCCACCGACGCCTTCCTGGATGAAGTACGAGCGCAGGGCGTGGAGATGTTTGCTGCCAGCATGAAGGTTGTTGGTGGTCATGAGCATCCATATTCATCTTTGGCTCACGAGTTCGCAGCCCAGCTTCGCAAAGGAGGCAACCAGTGAGCAAGATTGACTATCAGGCACTGCGTGATGCGGCAGAGAAAGCAACGTGTGGCGAGTGGTCGCTCGAATATGGAGAGGGCCGATTTGATGGTGATGATGCACTAATTCATCGCGAGGCTGCTGGATATATTCCCATTTGCAGAATTGAAGGAGCGCATCCAGAAAGCGGTTTCGATGAAGATTTCCAAATGGAACAGCAGGCCAATGCTGAATTCATCGCCGCAGCCAATCCCGCTACCGTCTTGGCGCTGCTGGATGAGCTGGAAAGAAACCCGCAATACATCAAAATGCGAATGC